TCGTGCATTGCTGGTGGATGCCGTCTGATGGCCACGCGAATCGGCAATCAGGACCAACCGCCGTCCGAACCCGGCTCGCTGGATTCGGAGGCAGTCGCCGGCGAACTGGACATCCTGGCTGCGCAGCAGCAGGGCCAGGTCGACGGCAAGACCATCATCGTGCGCGAGTACGGCTTCTTCGAAGGAGCCCGCATCCTGCCTCTGGCCGCTCCGCTGCTGGCCGACCTGCAGCCGCTGTTTGAGGGAAGTGAGCCCGCGTCGATGCTGGAGGTGACCGATGTACTGCTATCGCACCCTGACCTGATCCGCCATCTTCTGGCCTGCGCCATCGCCCCTGCGCCGGGGGAGTGCCAGGATGCTGCCGCCGAGGTGCGGGCACAGGAAGGCTGGCTGGAAACGCTCAATGAAACCGACGGCGAGCAGATGCTGCTGCTGTGGTGGCAGGCCAACGGAAATTTTTTGCTGCGCCGGCTGCTGCGCAACGCCGTCGGCAAAAGGGTGAGCCAGTCGGCTATGGACGGGTCTTCACCGACCTGATCTGCGCTGGCTACGGCCGCTGCTTTGCCGACATCGGTCGGATGACGCAGCGCCAGATCCTGCTCGCTTGGGAGCATGTCCAAGCCCAACAGCGGCGAGCACGGCGGGAGCGCATTACCGACACCAACGCTGCCTATGCCGGGGGCGATCCGGCGACCACCTTGCTGAAGGAACTGAAGTAACAATGGCCGCCACCCGCAACCTTGAACTTGCGATGCGCATCGCCCTGGATATCGAGCAGGCCCAGAAAGCCCTGCCGGTACTCCAGCGGGGTCTGGCCTCGGTCAAGGACGCCGGCACTGCTGCCGGCGCAGGTCTGGAGGGTGTCACCAAGGGAGCCGACAAGGCGGCCGGCGCGCTGGATCAAGCCAGCCGCAGTAGCGCGTCTGCAGCTGACCGGGTGCGAACTGCCGGCGCGTCCATGCAGAAGACGGTCGCCGATGAGATCCGCTCGATCTCCGAGCTTGATGCCCGCCTGCAGCAGGGCGCGGCCAGCATGTCTGAACTGGCCGACACCGAAGCCCTGCTCGACCGGGTTATGGCGCGCGGGCTGATCACCGCCGAGGACTACAACAGCGCGCTGAAGACGCTGGACAAGCAGGAAGCATCGCTGAGCCGCACTGAGCAGCAGCGTCAGCGTTCCCTAGAAGGCGTCATGGGCCGATACGACGGTGCGTCGGCCAAGCTGCAGAAACTCGAGCGCGACGAGCGCGAGCTCCAGTCGGCGGTGGATGCTGGCCGCATCAGTCGCGAGCAATACAACCGCGCCCTGGCCGGCATCAATATCCAGCGCAATGCCGTCAACCTGGCCGAGGCCAACAATCGCGGGCGCGGACCCGGCGCTATCTCCGCGGGCCAGTACCAGATGGCGATGCGCCAGCTGCCGGCGCAGATCACCGATATCACCACCAGCATCGTCAGTGGCATGCCGATCTGGATGGTGGCCATCCAGCAGGGCGGCCAGCTGAAGGATTCCTTCGGTGGTGTGGTGCCAGCCGCGCGTGCGCTGGCTGGCGCTATCACCCCCACCGTAGCCGTGGTCGGCGGATTGGCCGTGGCGGTCGGTGGCCTGGCACTGGCCTGGAAGCAAGCGGTCGACGAAGAGATGGCCTTCCAGCGGGCACTGATCGTCACCAACAACTATGCCGCCACCAGCACTGCCAACCTGCAGGCTCGGCGCGATCAGCTCGCCGGTCTCCAGGGCGTCTCCCGAGGCACCGCTGCTGAGGCGCTGACGAAGGTGGCGCAGACCGGCCGCTTTACCGGTGAACAGTTCGAGCTCGTGTCCCGCAGTGCGGCCAAGATGCAGGCCTCCGCCGGCCAGGCCATCGATACCACCGTCGCCAAGTTCCTCACCCTGAAGAAGGATCCTGTCGAAGGCCTGTTGGCGCTGACCGAGTCGGAGAACTTCCTGACCGAGGCCCAGCTGGCGCGGGTGCGCGCCCTGGTGAAGGAGGGCAACCAGCAGGAAGCTGTGGCGGAGGCGATCAGGATCTACGCCGACCGCCTGGACGACGTTGCTGCGCAGAGCAATGAAACGATGCCCGCGCTCGCCCGTGGTTGGCAGGAGGTCAAGAAAGATGTCAGCGGTGCATGGGGCGCGCTCGGCGACTTCACCAACGCAGTTGTGCAGCTGGCCGGCGAATGGGGTGTGCTGGCCAAACTGCCACGATTGTCCGATCTGCTCGGGTTGGGCGTGGTCGGCAGCACGCTGACCAAGAACTTCGGGCTTCCCTCCTTTGCCGACCTGACCGGAAAGATGGCAGCGCGCATCCGGGCGGCCTCTGGAACCAACGCGCCTGTGAAGGTGCAGATGGCTGGCATCGACGCCCCCCTCACGCCGGAGGAAGAAAAGGCCAGGCAGGAGTTCGAGCGGCTTCGCATCAGCAATCTGAGCAAGGTGAAGAAGCTCGAAGAGGAGATCGCCAATATCCGGGCACTGGGCAAGGCCGGCCGCATGGATGAAAAGTCGATCAAGTCCCTGGAGGCAGAGGCCCGCGCACGCTATGCGGAGAGCCTTCCCAAGAAACCCAAGGGTCCCAAGTCAGAAGCCCAGAAGGATGAGGCAGCGGCGCAGCGCGAACTGGAGCGCCTGAAGCAAGAGATCGAGTTGGTCGGCACGCTGGATGAAAGCCGCAAGAAGGCCACCAAGACGGCAGAGATCGAGGCTGCGATCAAGGAAGGGAACTTCCAGAACGCATCGGCAAAGACCAAGCAGGAATTGCTGGACACCGCCAAGAAGCTGGACTCTGATCGCCTTCGCGTAGAGGCGGCAAAGAAGCTGCTGGAGGTGCAGGATCAGATCGCCAACCTTGAAGGGCGCGGTCCCGATGCACAGCAGGCCAAGAGCTTGCGCGAGCTCGAGGTCACACGCCGGCAGATGGTCGAGGCTGGCAACCAGTCCGGTGTGGCCGAGGTCGACCGTGCCAAGGAGCTGGTCCGCCTCACGGCCGAACTGCAGAAGATGCAGGAGACCTACAACCGCGCAATGGGCGAAATGGGCTTGGCTCAGCAGCGCATCCAGGTTGAGCTGCAGGCTGGGCTGATCACCGAAGCGCAGGCGCGCCAGAAGCTGGTAGATCTGTCCCGGCAGCAGCTGACCGCTCTGGGCGATCTTCCCGATCGCATGCGCGCCACCGCCGAAGCGCTGAAGAACCCCGAAGCGCTGCAGGCTGCCGAGCAGATGGCCGTCAAGCTCAAGGAGATGGCCGCCACCACCAACCTGCTGCAGCAGAACGTGCGCACCACGTTCCAGAGCGCATTCCGTGATGCCCTCATGTCGCTGGCCAATGGCAATGCCACCTTGGGCGAGATCGTGCGCAGCTTCTTCCAATCCATTGCCAGTGGCCTGGCTGGGTATGTGGCCGATGAGCTGTCGGCCAAGCTGGCGTCCACCCTGACTGGCAAGCTGTTCGACAAGAGCGCTGACGTCGGTACGCAGGCTGTAGGTGCGGCCGCAACGCAAGCTTCGGCAGTCGCCTTGTCCTCGGCTGGTAGTGTCGTCACCGCTGGCGCCACAGCGGTCACCGGCAGCGCTTCGGCGCTGGCAGGTGCGGGCAATGGCCTGGTCACCGGCGCGAGTGCTCTGGTGGCTGCTGCTGTTCAGCTCAAGCAAGCCGCCCTCGCACTGGCTGCTGCCAACAATGCCAAGGCCGTTGTCAGCATGGTCGGTAGTATTGCTGGTGCGGCCAGCAACACCGGCACCGTCAGCGTGGGTACGCCTACTCCCGTCGGTAGAGCGCAGGGTGGTCCCGTTTGGGGTGCAGGTACAGGTACCAGTGACAGCATTCCTGCCTGGCTCTCCAATGGTGAATTCGTAGCCCGGGCCAAGGTGGTCCGGCAGCCGGGTGCACTGGCATTCCTGCACGCGTTCAACGCCATCGGCATGGATGCCGTCCGGCGCTGGGGTGCTTATGCCTTTGCCGACGGTGGCCTAGTCAGCCAGATGCCCTCGCTGCAGCGGTCGCCGGTCTTCAGCTCGGTGGCACCGGCCGGGACTCCGACTCCGAAGAACATGCGTGTCTACCTTCTGCAGGATCAGGATGAGCTGGTCCAGAAGTTGGCCTCGCATCCAGCGTTTGAGCAAGCGGTAGTAATGACGGCCAGCCGGAATGGCGCTGCGATCCAGTCGGAGTGGCAATGATGTCTTTCTCCGCCAACGGCCCACGCGTGTTTCCGGTACCGGCTGATTGGTCCGACGCCATCACAGAAACGCTGTCGTGGGCCACCAACTACATGCAGGCATCGGCATCTGGTGTCTCCCAGCATTGTTCGTATCGCTCTGATCCGCGTCGGTCCTTTGAGTTCTCTGTGAAGTGTGAGGGCCAGCAGCGCCGGGTCGTCGACATGCTGCTCGCTGGCCACGGTGGTCGTTGGCTCGTCCCCATCTGGCCGGATGCGCAGCTCATTCCCGCGAGATTGCCCGTAGGATCGGTCGAGATTGCCTGCCGAACCAATGGGTTTGATTTCTTCGTCGGCGGACAGGCCTTGCTGTGGGGAGCGGTCAACCGCTGGGAAGTGGTGACGGTGACCTCGGTGGAAGCCGAAGGGCTCTCGCTCGCCGCTGCCACCGCTGGCACATGGCCAACTGGAACCGTGCTGTTTCCCTTGCGAAGGGCTCAGCTGCAGGACAGCGCGGAAGAGTCGCTATGGCATGACAATGCCGGCATCCGTTCGCTGACGTTCGACG